TACGTTACGATTGGGAGATTCATGGACTATTGCGATTCCTATGGGTGACGGAAGCAAAATTCGAGGTTTGAGAGCCCACATTATCATCGCAGACGAGTTCGCATCAATGAGTCCTGAAGTCTATGAGACAGTAGTAGCAGGTTTTGCTGCGGTAAGTGCTAGCCCTATACAAAACGTAAAAGCAGAAGCCAAGAAAAAAGCGATGAAAGAAGCAGGCTTATGGATACCGGAAATGGACGAGATTAATGTAAAAATGGGAAACCAAGCGATTATTAGCGGAACCGCAGACTACGGTTTCAAGCACTTTGCATCATACTGGAAACGATATAAAGCCATTGTACAGAGCAAAGGCGACAGGTTCAAACTAGAGGAAATATTCAAAGGCGAGGTTCCAGATAACTTTAACTGGAAGGATTATAGTGTCATTAGAATCCCGTATGACCTCATCCCGAAGGGTTTTATGGACGACAAACAGATCGCAAGAGCCAGAGCAACGATCCATACTGGCATCTACAACATGGAATATGCGGCCTGCTTTACTGACGATAGTGACGGATTTTTTAAACGTAGCCTTATAGAGAGTTGTGTGTCGAACCCGGAAAAGCCAATCGTCATCAACGAAAAACCGATTGTATTTGAAGCAGCAACACAAGGCAATCCTGACTTGCAATACATTTATGGTATTGACCCTGCTTCGGAGAAAGATAATTTCTGTATCGTTGTACTGGAACTACATCCCGACCACACAAGAATTGTGCATGTTTGGACTACAAACAGAACTAATTTTAAAGACAGGCAGAAAACAGGACTTGTAGATGAACATGATTTCTACGGATTTTGTGCTAGAAAAATACGAAACCTTATGAAAGTATTTCCTCCAGTACGCATTGGCCTAGATGCTCAAGGTGGAGGAGTAGCCATTGAAGAGGCATTACACGATCCGGGTAAACTAGAAGAAGGAGAGCAACTGATCTGGCCCGTTATAGATTACGACAACAAAAAAGGCAAAGATACAGATAGTCAAGCGGGTCTTCACATATTGGAATTATGTCAATTTGCTAGAGCAGATTGGACGGCACAAGCAAATCATGGCCTAAGAAAGGATTTTGAGGACAAGTTACTATTGTTCCCTGCTTTCGATCAACTAACTTTAGGGTTAACAATGGATAACGAGGGTCAGGATATTCTGAACACAGACCTGTCCAAGAATCTTTATGACAATAAGACCGAGTGCATTTTAGAGATAGAGGAACTAAAGAATGAATTGACCACTATAGTCATGTCGCAGACTAGCACCAGTTCAGGAGCCAGAGACAGATGGGACACGCCAGAAATTAAATTAGATACAGGTAAAAAGGGTAGACTTAGAAAAGACAGATACAGTTCTCTAGTTATGGCAAACATGCTTGCTAGACAGATTAATCGACAGTTAGCACCTGTAAATTACGACGTTATTGGTGGAAACGCCAGTAATATACATAAAGAAAGAAAAGGAGATATGTACCTTGGCCCTGAGTGGTTTACCAAGGGTGGAGGAAATGAGGATTTTTATGGAGGTATTTACAGATAGTTGTGTATTTACATTTAATAGGATTACATTACCATTACAATAAGATTACAATATGAGCAGAAAAAAGAAGAGTCCAACAGAAGCAATTAATGATGCAAACATGGTTCCTGAAGAGGCATATGTCACATGGGGCGATGACCTTGATAGCAAGAACTCAGCCCTCACTGAGTCTAGCAAGGCCTTAGAAGAATATGGCCTAATTCACTCAGCACATGGTCATTACTACCCGCAGCAAAATCGTTACAATAATGATTTTAGCAATTTAACCCCAGATGGTACGGGTAGTCGTCCGGGTTTAACCAAGCAAGCCTATAACTGGTTTAGACCAAATGAGGCTGTGCCTCTTCAAATCAAGCCCATCATTAAGAGAGCAGAGGAAGTTTATCAAAAAGTAGGTCTTGTTAAAAACGTAATTGATCTTATGGGAGACTTTGCTAGTCAAGGCATCAGGATTGTACACAAAGATCAAAAGACTCAGACATTTTTTAGGAACTGGTTTAAAAAAGTAAATGGTAAAGATCGTAGTGAGAGATTTTTAAACAACCTATACAAAACTGGCAATGTTGTTATTACAAGGCAAACGGCAAAACTTACTCCCGGTGCAGCCAAAAAAATGTACAAGGCTGTATCTGATGCAAACTATAGAGTAAGTGATCCTTATGATTTAAAAGTAGGTAAACGAGAAGTGCCTTGGGTCTATACTTTCATTGATCCGTTCTATGTTGATGTAGTTGGAGGTGCTCTTGCTTCTTTCACACAGAACAGAAGATATGAAATTAATATGCCAAGTTATCTTCGTAAGGTTATCCTATCTCCTAAGACAGATGCAGAAAAAGAAATCGTAGCAAGCCTACCGGAGGATATTCTTGCAGCGGCAAACCAAAGAAAGAAATATCCATTAGACCCAGAAAAAACTATTGTTCATTACTACAAGAAAGACGATTGGCAAGCATGGGCTTATCCAATGGTTTATGCGGTTATGGATGATATCATGGTAATGGAAAAGTTAAAACTTGCAGATATGGCAGCACTTGACGGTGCTATATCAAACATTCGTATTTTTAAAATAGGTAATCTAGAACACAAGATTGCCCCTACTAAAGCAGCCGCTTCAAAGTTAGCATCTATACTAGGTAATAACGTAGGTGGTGGTACAATGGATTTGGTATGGGGTCCAGACATTGAATTAATTGAAAGTAAAACAAACGTACATCAGTTTTTAGGCGAAGGCAAATATACTCCTCACCTTAACGCTATCTATGCGGGGCTAGGTATTCCACCTACTCTTACCGGAACTTATGGTGCTGCTGGTACGACGAATAATTTCATCAGTTTGAAAACTTTAACTCAGCGTCTAGAATATGGTCGTGATGTACTTACTGAGTTTTGGAATAAAGAGATGACGATTGTACAGCAAGCAATGGGCTTTAAAGAACCAGCCATGTTAGAGTTTGACCGAATGGACCTATCGAACGAAGAGAGTGAGAAGGCTCTACTAGTGCAGTTGGCTGATAGAAACTTGATCAGCGAAGAACTATTGCAAACACGATTCGATATGGACCCAGATATGGAAAAATACAGAATAGACAAGGAAACCAAGGCTAGAGAGAAAGGTAAAATGGCAGATAAAGCAGGTCCATACCACAATCCGCAGAGCGATGAAAATTTGAAGAAAATCGCGTTGCAAACAGGTTTAGCAACTCCTAGTGAAGTAGGTTTGGAACTGAAGCCAAAGAAAGAAGGAGAAAAGACGCTCATTGAAATGAAGCCAAGCCCATCTTCGAAGAAGGCAGGAGATGTTCCTACATCTCTGCCAAAAGGCGATCCGGGCAGACCCACCAACTCTCCAGATTCTACGCCTGTAAGGAAAGAAAGAACATTCAAACCTAGACAAGGAGCCGGTCTTACAATTTGGGCAACAAATGCTCAAGAGCAAATCAGCAAAATAATTAATCCGGTTATGCTTGAATATTACCAGAAGAAAACTCTAAGGTCTCTCTCAAGTGTACAGAGTCAAGAAATTGAGGAAATTAAGACGCAGGTGCTTTTCAAGTTGGAACCATTCTGTACAATAGATAACGAACTCGTTATCGCTAAAATTTCAGAAAATCTAAAAAGTTCGATTATGACCAGTTATAGTGTATGGTTAAGAGAGTTGGCATTAGACCTTGGCAGAGAATTAAATGTTGATGACCGAATCCAAGCAAAGGCATCATACTACGCAACTTTAAAAGGTGAATAAATATGGATATCTATAAAGACGAATTAAAAGACGGTTTGGCAGATAAAATATTGGCTAGTCAATTTGTAACGATTGCATCAGCCGCAGAGCCATGCAACAAATCTAAATTAAAGGAAGATTTAAGGGATAAAAAAGCCATAGCCGCATATGATGATGCTGATCTTTATTACGTTCAGTCAATTATGGTTACTTCAAACTGGAATCGAAATGATGACGTATTTGACCATCTTGAAGTATGGAAGGCTAGAAAAAGCCCAGAGCACAAACCAACAAATCTAGAACATGATGAGGCCACAATAATCGGTCATATTACATCAAATTGGCCTATTGATGACAATGGCAAAAGCCTAGCAGAAGATTTATCTGATGAGGATGTGCCAAAGAAATTCCACATTCTGACAGGCTCGGTAATTTACAGAGCATTTACTGATCCAGAACTGATGGAAAGAGCAAATAAACTAATTGCGGAAATTGAAGATGGTACAAAGTACGTGAGTATGGAGTGCTACTTTAAGAGTTTTGACTATGGATTAATTGATAAAACTACCGGAGATTATAAGGTTTTGGCTCGGGATGATGGTTCTTCGTATTTGACTCGACATCTTCGTGCTTACGGAGGCACTGGTGAATTTGAGAACTACAAAATCGGTAGAGTTTTGAGGAATATTACTTTTAGCGGTAAAGGTTTTGTTGATAAACCAGCCAATCCTGAGAGTATCATATTCACAAAAGAAAATATTGACAAAATTTTTGATCAAAAAAATGACGATTTATCAAATTCAGGTGTAGTAACAAGTACGTTAACTTCTACGGAGAACGAAATTATGAGTGAAAATACAGATTTACAACAAGATGTTGCGGAGATCAAAGACAGTCTTGCGACTGTTGCTTCGACAGTTGAAGAGGCTAAGGTATCCGCAGAAGAACTAAAAACCATTAACCAAGAATTAGAGGTAAAAATGAGCGAACTACAAGCAGAAGCAGACATGCACAAAGACGAAAAAGAGAAGATGAAGAAAGAAAAGGAAGAAGCAAAGAAGGACTATGTAAAATCTTCTGAAGAAGTCGAGGCTTTGAAGGCTGCTTTAGCAGAACTCGAAGAAACCCTCGCAGGCTACAAGAAAGAAATGGCTGAGAAAGACAAGATGGAAGCCGAGAAAAAGGCCAAATCTGAAGAACTTGAATCAGAACTTGCAGCCGCCAAAGAAACAATCGCATCATACGAAGCAGAAAAGGCTGAAGCAGCCCGTCTTGAAAGAGTTGCTGCTCGTACCGCTGCATTGGTTGAGGCTGGTGTTGAAGAAGAAGCAGCAGCAGCAACCGTTGAGAAATTTACTGAACTTGATGACGAATCCTTTGAGGCTATTGTTAGTCTAGCCGCACTCACCAAGAAGCCTCATACTGGCAAGGCTCCTGTTGAGAACGACAAAGACAACACTCCGGTAAAAACGGTAAAGGCTGAAGAAGAAGTCGAAGAAACAGAAGAGGCTGAAGAAGCACAAGCAACCGAAGCCGACATTGAATCTCTGGAAGAGGCAGAAGTCGAAGCAACACCTGATGTTACTGTTGGCTCAGACGCTTCCGAAGAAGACGAAATTTCAACTGTTCGTGCTGAGTTGGTTGAATTTGTAAGTGCTAGACTTAACAACAAATAACTTTTTTTACCATAGGGAGACTTAAAGATGGCTTTAAAACCAGATCGTATCGAGATTTACACAGATATCTCATTTTTCATGAACACCGTTGCCGAACGTGGTGGCGTTGTTTCAGTTGTAACAAGCGGTTCAGGCGTATCAATGGATGACGCTAATGCCGTAGTTGAATATGCTGACGCTGCAAGCGGTAGTGCTGCACTTGGCGTACTTCTTTGTGATGTAGTAGACAAAGACCTCACCAAGTGTCATATTAACTGGCACAAGGACGAGATGCAGGTAGGTGGCAAAGTCACTCTCCTTCGTCGCGGTCAATGTACCACCAACATGGTTGATGGTGATCCATCAGCAGGTGACAAGGCTTATGTCGGAGTTTCCGGCTTGGTCTCAACATCCGAAGGTGGTCAACACATCGGTCAATGGCTCAGTGCCAAAGACGAAGATGGTTTTGCTAAATTATCCGTTACCGTTCACTAAATTAATACTTATAGGGAGATTTTAATTATGTCAGATGTTCAAACTAAAGTTTTCGAACCAACACCAGAATTGACTGATCTTTTGATCCGTTCTGGCTCGGTAAACAAAGAGGTTTCAGTAGCCGCAAGTGCAGAATTTGCAAAGGCTCTTGAGCAACCTCTCCGTCAAGGTGTCCTTAGTGGCAATATTCTTGATGGTATTTTTGAGCCAATTCGCTTGGCCCAGAGTGCTACTCCAGAATTTCCACTTGACTTTCTTTCACCCGGAACTGAAAAGGACTTCGTTGCTTATACGATTCCTAATCATGGATATATTCCAGAACGACATGTCGAAGGCGATTACGTCATGGTTCCTACTTTTGATATCGGTTCTTCAATCGACTATCTGTTAAAGTATGCCCGTGATGCTCGTTGGGATGTTGTCGGTCGTGCAATGGAAGTTCTTGAGGCTTCTTTTGTTAAGAAGATGAATGACGATGGTTGGCACACTATCCTTGCTGCCGGTGTTGATCGTAACATTGTTGTTTACGATAGTGACGCTGCAACAGGTCAGTTCACCAAACGTCTTGTCAGTCTCATGAAGACTGTTATGCGTCGTAATGGTGGCGGTAACAGTGCTTCTAACAACCGTGGTCAGTTGACTGACCTTTACGTTTC